CTGGTGGTTTGAATGTCTAACGCTGCGGCTCGTTATTCGGCTCTTGAGCCGGAAAAGACTATTTACCTTGATCGCGCTATTGAGTGCAGTAAGTACACTCTGCCGACTCTTATTACCGATAACGACCGTAGCAGCGGAAAGAATATCTACACCAAAATTGCTACTACCTACCAAGGTCTAGGAGCTCGTGGTGTAAATAACTTAGCAAGCAAACTTCTTATTGCTTTGCTGCCTCCTAACCAAGCTTTCTTTCGTCTTTCAGTAGACGATATGAAGCTCCAACAGGAGCTAGATAACTATAAAGAACTTCAGTCGCAGTTTGATCAGCAGCTGTCCCTGATGGAACGTTCCGTGATGCGGGACATTGAAGAGTCAGGTGATCGCACTGCACTTTTTGAAGCGTTGAAGCACCTTATTATCGGTGGCAACGCGCTTCTCTACGTTTCCGAAAATGGTACCAGGGTATATCCACTCAAATCGTTTGTACTTAATCGTGATCCTGAAGGAAACATTCTTGAGGTTGTGGTTCGTGAAGAGGTCAATCCTGAAGTTCTTCCAGAAGGTATTGCGCCTAAAAAGACTGAAGGTGGCTTTGTAGATAAAACTGTTTTCCTTTATACCCATGTCAAGTGGGACTACAAGAAAGATCGTTGTAACTGGCAACAAGAGGCTTATAACAAACCTGTTGGTAAGGCTGGTTCTGTTCCTATCGATAAAAGCCCTTGGATCCCTCTTCGTCTGTTCCGTGTGGCTCACGAAGCCTATGGACGTGGCTACTGCGAAGAACTGCTCGGTGACCTGAAGAGCCTTGAGTACCTCAGTAAAGCCATTGTCGAAGGTTCAGCTGCAGCAGCGAAGATCATCTTCCTCTGCAATCCAAACGGCACGACTCGTCCTGACGCTCTTGCTCGGGCTGCCAATGGATCAATTGTGGCAGGCAACCCAAATGACGTGGCTCCTCTGCAAATGCAGAAGCAAGCAGATCTCACGGTTGCTCTCAACACCATTGCAAGGATCGAGCAACGCCTGAGCTTTGCGTTCCTTCTTAACAGTGCCATCCAAGCAGGTGCTTCTGGTCGTGACCGTGTGACGGCTGAAGAGATACGAATGGTTGCACAGGAGCTTGAAGCAGGTCTTGGCGGCATATACTCCATCCTCAGTGTGGAGCTACAGCTTCCTCTGGTTAACCGCAAGATGGCCATGATGGAGCGTCAAGGTCGTCTGCCTAAGCTTCCTAAGGACATTGTTAAGCCTCAAATCACCACTGGTCTTGACGCCCTCGGTCGTGGTAACGACAAAGCCAAACTCATTGAGTTTCTACAGACCTTGGCCGGAACATTGGGACCGGAAGCTATGGCACGGTTTGTTAATAGCCGAGAGCTTATTACTCGTCTTGCTGCTTCTGACGGCCTTGATACCTACAAACTCATCAAGAGCGAAGAAGAACTTATGGCAGAAGAACAACAACAAGCTATGATGATGCAGCAACAAATGGCCGCGCAAGATCCTAATAATGATCCTGCTAAACAGGCCGCACTAGTTAAAGCTGAAAATGACTCAATCCGGACAGCCCAAGAAGCCACTGGCGGTGGAGCCGGTTTCTGAAGTAAAGGAAACTCCTAAAAAGGAAGCTCCCAAATCCAAAATGGATCTTCTTATTGAAGAGCTAAAGGCTAAAAAACCTGACGTTTACGAACAGTACGTTGCTGCTGCTAAGGCAAAACGTCCTGTTTGGGTTTATCCTGATCTGACCGTTCGTATTGGTTGATCATGGAAGTCGTTGCTGACAACTTTTTGTCTCAAGAGACTGGCCCATACAGTGAGCAAGACCTTCAAGCTCTTCAAGAAGCTGAGCAACAAGAGCAACAGCAAGCTCAAGACGAACTGATCGGTGGCAAATTCAAAAGCCCTGATGACCTTCTGAAGGCTTATCAAGAGCTTGAGAAGAAGCTTGGTAACCGTTCTGGTTACGACGAGGCTAAAGATGAACAGGACGTAGAAGAGCAGGATCAAGAACCTGTTGTTCTGTCTCAAGAAGAAGAGTCCACCATTATGGAAAGTATTGGTGGTCAAGAAGCTTTTGAGTCTGTTCAAAGCTGGGCTCGGGAAAACCTTGATGGTGCTGAGCTAGAGGCTTACAACCGCGAAGTAAACAGCGGTGACTACTACCGAGCTCGTAACGCACTGCAGTCTTTGTACTATGCGTTCCAGGAAAACTCTGGCTACGAGCCTGATCTGATTGGTGGGAAACTCTCTGGTAACAGCAGTGATGTGTTCCGTTCAAGCCAAGAAGTGATGGCTGCCATGAACGATCCTCGCTATTTGCAAGACCCTGCTTATACCCAAGACATCCAAGATAAACTGCTTCGCAGCGACGTTCTTGGTCCTAGGGGTTAATATTTGAATAGCGAACGTAAACATTGTTGCCGCCGAGGCGATAACAACAGTGCGAAGCGAGCGCGTTAAACATTCCTACCTACTAACTAACGATGCCTGACTTTGCATCTCTTAGCCGGTTGGGTGGACTTAATGGCGTTCAATATAACGCTGGTTCCGCCTCCGGTAACTACGAAAAGGAAAACGCTAATTTCCTTAAAATCTTTTCTGGCGAAGTTCTGACCACGTTCAACCGTGAGACGATCTTCAAAGATCTGACCATGAAGCGCAGCATCTCTTCTGGTAAGAGTGCTTCGTTCCCGATCACGGGCCGTTTCACGAGCCGCTACCACCGCCCTGGTGATTTCATCACCGGCCAAGGTAACAAAGGCATGATTGGCGAAAAGATCATCACCATTGATGACCTGCTGATTGCTGATGCTTCGATCTACGACCTCGATGAAGCCAAACTTCATTGGGACGTCCGTAGCATCTACTCCACCGAACTGGGCCGCGCCCTGGCTCGTGCTTATGACCAGCGTCTGGCTCGCACCCTTCTGGCTGCTGCTGAGTCTGACGGTCGCGTGAAGGATTGGGAGTCCCGTAACTTCCAAATCGCTGGCGGTACTTTCGTCTCCGCTGCTTCCAACGTTGTCACCCTGAGCGCTAACTTCGCTACTGCTGAGCTTGGTCTCTGGGCAGTTGGTGAGGTTGTTTACGGTGAGGACTCCGGTGCTTACGGTGTGATCACCACTGCTCCTACCAACGGTGCAGCAACCTTCGGTATCAACCCCCTGGGTTCGATTGGTACTGGTACTTCTGCCACCTTCACTGTTGGCGAGCGCCTGTTCACCCTGAACCGTATGCCTGGTGGTACCTCCTTCTCTGGTATCGACCTGAACGCTGCTGCTGACCGTAACGCTCGCGGCGATCTGATCGTTGAAAACCTGTTCAAGGCTTGCCAAGCTCTGGACGAGAAGGATGCTCCTAAGGAAGGCCGTGTGTGCGTCCTGAGCCCTGGTGCTTACTACGACGTGCTCAACAGCGACCGTGCCATCAACACTGACTTCAACGGTGGCGGCGGTTCTAACGGCACCATCGGTGGCAACCGTGTTGCTTCTGTGGCTGGCTTCCGCCTGCTGACCAGCAACCACCTGGGTATTAACAGCTATACCGCTGGTCAGTCCTATGTTGGTCTGAACAACCAGTCTGCTGTTACCCGTGGTGAGCGTCCTAACTACATCAATGGCCGCGACGGCTCTGATGGTCAGGCTGCTGCTGGTACCGTTGATTACTTCCAGGATGAGCAGGGTAACACCTCCTCCATCGCCAACTGCTTCGGCCTCTGCTTCACCAAAGAAGCTGTGGGTACTGTGTCCCTGAAGGACGTCTCGATGCAGATGACTGGTTCTGAGTACAAAGCAATGACTCAGAGCACCATGATGGTTGCTAGCTATGCCGTGGGTCACGGTGTGCTGCGTCCTGAGTGCTGCGTCAGCCTGCTGCACGACGGCAACCCCTATTGATAAATAGGTTCTAGTTAATTACCAATACAATGGGGGAAGCAGAAATGTTTCCCCCTTTTTATTGCGATAATGGCAACCAGTAAACTCAGTGCAGTTAACACGCTTCTTGCCATTATTGGCGAAGCTCCGATCAACTCTCTTAATCCACCACTAACTGGTGACGCTAGTCTTGCTGAGCGTACCTTGGATGAAGTCAGCCGTGAGGTCCAAGGAGCAGGCTGGTCTTGGAACACGATGCTTTATGACTCCATTCCTCTGGACGCTTCTACAGGTCAATCCCAACTTCCTGGCAACACCTTGGCTGTCCGGTTTAACCCGCTTACCTACCCTTCACAAAGGTTTGTTCTTCGTGGTCTTCGGCTTTTTGATCGCGTTAAGAATACATACGATTTGAGAAGCAGC